GCAACACTTTACCCCTATATTTATAATGTACTTTTTTAAGTGATACTATAGTCATGACATATAAAATGAATGGCCCTCTGTTCTTCAACGACCCTGACAATAAGAAAGAAGAACGTAGAGAGAAAAAACAAATGAAAAAGCTAAAGCGTTTAAGAAGGCTTGAAGCTAAAGGCAAAACTGATACTAAAAGATACGGTAAGCTAAAAGAAGAAGTTTACAATCCTTTTCCTAACGAAAAATAAATATGGCAAAAAGACTAAAGAATAGAAGCATGTCTATGTACAGTGGACCGCTTAACAAGATGATAGAAGATGCTGTTGCTTTACGTATGTCAGCTCTTAAAAATGACAGTGAAGCTACAACTACAAAAAGAAGCAGAGGCGTAGGCAGCGAACCAGTGAAAGGCGTTAGAACTCTAACAGAAATAATACAGTCTACCGCAACAAGTACTAAACCAGGTAAAACCACTAGAGGTAAAGGTCCTGGGTACGAAGATGCTTGGACTAATTTATCTGAAGAAGAGAAGGCAAAATTCGGCAGCATTGAAAACTTTAAAAAAGAAGCAGAAGCGTGGCATGATAAAAATACAACGCCAGATGAAACTGTAGAGACAGAAATAGAAACTGAGAAACAAACCCAGAAAGCTAATCTACAGATGCCAAGAAAAGTTGACATAAGTACGGCTACTGGTGTACGAGGTGATTTTAATGTTATTGATCCTGAAACTAAAGACTTGATTCCTTACAGTTCTTTAATGCAGAACGCGCAAAAAAACGAAGACGGTCTTTTAGTAAACGAAAGTGGACAGCCTTACTACGGTCAACCTATTGCTAAGTTTGCGCCTGAGCTAACAGGAAATGAAAAGACAGGTTTCAAGCTTGGGCAAGGTAGACAGTTCAACCCAAATAGCAATAGCGCTTATATGGGAGACTTTAAAAATAGGAAAGCTATGATTCAAGGTATGGGCTACACAGAACCATCTTTAAATCAAGCTATACAGGTTCCTGTGGGAATGACAGACGACAACGAAGTACAGTACAATAATATGACTGTTAGCCAATTTGCTGATGCAAATCCAGATTCTATGTCTATGTATGGTAGTGGTGATCAAAAGGGTACGCTTCAAGCTGTAGATCTTCAACAAGATTACAACAAGATGTATAGTGCTGATGCAACGCAAGGCAAGACTGGAGGAGCTGGCGGACAAAGCAATAAGATGATGAATTTAGACCCTGATGGTAACTTTGTAGGTCAAGACTTCGGACAGTTTGGAAGCTACCAAGGTGGTGGTGATAATTCAATACAACCTTTTCAGCTGCCAAAACCTGATGTTGAGGCTAGTCAAGAAGAAAGTCCAGAGACAACCACTCAGTTTAAGTCTTCAAGAGGACAATCCAAAATGATAAAGAACTTTGGTAAGCCAATGTCATTTAGAAAAAATAGATAATGAAAAGTAGAAGAACGATGCATGGCAAAAGGCGTAAGCGCTCTAGCTGTTTGAAAAAAACAAGGCAAGTAATTGATGGTTATTTTGGTGGAGATATAAAATCTGCAGAAACACAAAACTATGCCCCTACGGAAAGTGAAAAATATAATCCAATGGAGCAAGCAGCTAATCGATTAGAAGATAAAGACATGAATATAGAACGAGATAAACAATAAATTATGGGATTAAAGAACATTAAGAAAAGATACAGCACACTACCTGGAGTAGATCACGGTAAAACGCCAACTAAATTTTTGCCAGGCATGGGATTAGTAGGTAAAGCAGCACAAGCTATAGCTCCTGGAGCGGTAGATAAGATGAAAAACACTAAACTTGGCGGTATGCTTGGTAAATTCATGGGAATGTAAGGTGACTATACTACCATAAACTAATTACTAACCAATACATAAACCAAAATGACGTATTTGTATTACAAAACAAGCACGTGGACCAATGATCCACAAGTAAACGAAAAAACCAAGGGCCAATGGGAACACCTTGCAGACAAAAGAAACTGGCGAATAACCCAATTACCTAACGGTTACTACCAAACAGAGGTTAATAACCCTGATGACGCAGAAAAATGGTCTGACGTTACGCGTAGAGAAACTTTAGAAGGTGCAGAACAAGCCGTTGACGGCAGCGTTGAGCACTTTACCAAGAAGTTAGAGGCAACGAAAGGCCCTACGGTTGTAAAAACTTTCGACAAATAAGCAATAATTTAATTTAATTTACTATAATGGAATACAATCTCCCTAGCGAGATCGTCAAAGACCTTAATTTTGGCGATGAAGCAAAAAATCGCGTCATATCTGGCGTGAACAAACTAGCAAAAGCAGTAAAATCTACCCTTGGTGCCTCTGGTAAATGTGTAATTTACGAAGATGCGCGAGGAAACCCTGTTATTACTAAGGATGGCGTTACTGTAGCGCAGTCTGTAGTATTATTCGACCCTGTAGAAAACATTGGAGCTACACTTATCAAAGAGGCTGCAAGCAATACGGTGCGAGAAGCAGGTGATGGTACTACAACAGCTACTGTTTTAGCTGAATCATTACTTACGCATGTCTATAATTCTATGGACAAAGCTACTATAAGAGAACTTAAGCAAGGTTTACAGTCAGGTCTTGACAAAGTTGTAGATTATTTAGAATCTATAAAGATAGACGTTAGTGACGATATGCTTTCTCACGTAGCTTCTATAAGTTGTAACAACGATAAATCCTTAGGATCTATTATATCTGAAGCTTACACTGTAGTAGGTAAGGACGGGGTTGTACTTATGGAAGGATCAGAGACAGACGAGACTTATGTTGAGACTGTGGATGGTATACAATTTGATTGTGGACTAACTTCACCTCACTTTGTTACTAACACTGATAAACAAAAAGCAGAGCTTGATAATCCTTTGGTATTGATATGCACATCTGAAATACCTAACGTAAGAAAAATACAAGGTATACTAGAATATGTTATAAAGCAAAACAGATCTTTACTTATAGTAGCTCCAGTATCTCAACAAGTAAGGTCTGCGTTGTTAATGAACAAGGTTAAAGGCAATATAAAAATAAACATTGTAGACTTACCTGGCTTTGGACCTACTAAGCTAGACTCTTGTGAAGACTTAGCTATACTAACAGGCGCTACACTATTTAATGAAGAGTTAGGAGATGACTTAGATGTCATGACGCCTGAAGATTTAGGTGAAGCAGAGTACGCTGAGACTGACGATAAGAACACTGTTATAACTCTAGAGTCAGACACAGAGGCTGTAGGTGAAAGAATAGATCAAGTTGCTAAATTAGTTGCAGATGAAAAAAATGCTTTCCTTAAAAAGAAGTTGGAACAAAGATTGTCTATGTTATCTGGTAGTGTTGGAATTATCCGTGTTGGGGCAAACTCTAAGGTTGAGCTTAAAGAAAAGAAAGATAGGGTCGAAGATGCGATATACGCTACAAAAGCTGCCCTCAAAGAAGGTATAGTACCAGGTGGAGGTATAGCATTACTTAACGCTTCTCAAGAAATCGAACCCACTAACGTGGGTGAACAGATAATGCTTAACGCTATTAAGTCTCCTTTCATTACTATAATGTCTAACGCTGGGTTTGAAACCTTAGGCTACCCTGAAGATACTGGCGTGGGCGTGAACGTAGTTACTGGCGAAGAAGTTAATATGGTTGAGTCAGGAATTATAGATCCGGTTTTGGTTACAAAATCGGCGCTGAAAAATGCTGTTAGTGTAGTATCAACTATTATATCAGCTGATTGTGTAATCTCAAACATACGTGTAAATGAAAGCAGTTAACCACTACGTAGTAGTAGATAGAATAAAAGAAAACAAGAAAACAAAAAGCGGTTTAATATTAGACGAAACTAAAGACGAAGAGATAAGGTACTTCAAAGGTAAGATCATATCTGCAGGTAATTTAGTTGAAGTAATAAAAGAAAACGATATTGTATGGTATGATCGTCACGCTGGCCACGGAATAGAATTTGAAGATAAGTTTTATTTTGTTATAAAGTCAAGTGATATTGTACTAGTAGATTAAACATAAACTATAAACCATAATCCTTAAACATAAAATCACAATCAACTAATTATTAATCATTAAAAATTTTAAAAATGAAAAAATTTTTGTACTTTGCATCAGGAGCGCCGGATGCAACAACAAGCACCGAGCAAGTAGCTTGCTTTCCTACTGACAAACTATCTCACCTTGAGATGCACAACGCGACTACGCTTAGAGCTTACTTTAACTCTGGCCAAGAAGCAGATGATGACTCAGGTATAGATTTACCGGTTGTAGTTCTTACTATAAACACTGGTAAGCATAAAGAAGTTATGGAAGCTATAACTGGAGCTTGTGCTGCTGCTAGCGCTATCAACACTCCGTTTATCGTTGTAGCTGACAGTGAAAACTCTAAGTTTTTACACGCGGATATTACAGCTTGTGCTTCATTAGCAGTAGTTGACGCATCGTAATAAGTGCGACTAACTAGTCACGATTTACGTGAATTACAAATCCTAAAGTATTACAGGCTCACTAGAAAGTGGGCTTGTAAGACTTACGGATTAACAGATGCCGATCTTGAACTTCTAATATTTTTAGATTGTCAAAAACGGTTTACAAGACAAGAATTTATTGATGGTACTTATACCATGAGCTGGGATAAAACTCGGTGGGATAAACTAAGAAAACTAGGCTGGATAGAGGTCTGGCGTCATCGAAATCGAACAACGATTAAATACAGCGTCTTCAAAACCTCTTTTAAATGCAGCCAACTTATAAGTAGAATATATCGCATCTTACTAGGAGAAGAAGATTTACCAGTATCAGATCGAAGCGTATTCTATAATAACAAATCATATACTGATAAGGTTTACAATAAAGCTATTGACGATATGATAAAAGACCCAAACAGATAATGGCTTTTAAACTAGGTAGTAGAAGAGGTAATACTGATAACAAGCTAACCATAGGTGGTAACAAAAATATGGTTGGTGGTATTAGAGTTGAGTTCAAAGACTTAGACGAAGGAGTTATGGGTGAAGCTCACAAAGAAGGTCTTATATATATCAGCAGTGATATAGAAAAAGATAGTGAGCAATACAACAGAGTACTACAACATGAAATGAAACACATAGTCCACATGAAGCTCGGTAGAGTAGATTATGACGATGATTATGTTTATTGGGATGGTGGTAAGTACGAAAGAAAAGACGGTTATATTAACTACGAGGGCGAGATGTATCCAGAAGGGGATATAGAATTACCTTGGGAATTTGAAGACTAAAACTATGGCATTTAAAATGGAAAGACCGGAGAACGATACAGTTGCTCCAGTGTTGAAAAAAAACAACGACAAAAAAATCCTTAAAGAATCTAACAAACGTCTTATAGCGGATAAGAAAAAAGAATTTAAGTCTGGTGATATAACTAGAAAAGATTTTAAAGAAGCTAAAAAAGAAATAAAAGGTTACACAGACGTTGATGTTGCTAAAGATCATTTTAACGAGCCTGGTTTTAAAACTGTGAAAGACGAGAGAAGACAAAATAGAATTTACAATAGAATATCTAAACTTGAAGATAAGGCTGAAAAAGCAAATAGAGAAGGTAAAAGCGAAAAAGCTCAAAGGAAGTTAGATAAAATAAGTAAGTTAGAAGATAGAGCTACTGACGGAACTAAGCTAGGCCAAGCTATTCGTAGAAAATTGAGGCCGAAACAAAAAGTTAGAAAATCATGATAAATAACTTAATAGGAGGTTTATTCGGTAAAGTCTTAGATAACGCAGAAGGTATACTTGACAAAGTAATCACGACTGACAAAGAAAGAGATGAAGCTAAGCTAGCGTTAAAATCAATAATGCTTGAAGCAGAGCGTGAGGCTTTTGCAAAAGAAGTTGAAGATCGCAAGTCTGCGCGTGACATGTATAAAGACGATGCTATTATTCAAAAAGTATTAGCAACACTATTTACTGTAGCATACTTTGGTATTACATTTGTAATGTTTAATTACTTTGTTACAAAGTCAATAGACTTAGGTGAATTTGAAATAAGCTTTATATCAACAATCTTTGGCGCCATGAGTGCTAAAGTCAATACAATAATAGACTTCTTCTTCGGTGGAAGCTCAAAGAAAAACGAACAAATAAAAGAAAAATAAAATGATTTCAAAAAATTACAAGACTAACGCAGTAAACCCTGATATAGCGCTTGGTAACTTACTATTCAGCGCCGGTGATGTGTTGTTTGATTGGACAGCGTTCGAAATTCCGTTAGGAACAGTAGAGTTAAAAGATGTTTCAGGTTATATAATGGGAACTGATACTGCCTCGCAAGCAGGAGAGCTATTTAATTTAGTATTTGCTAAATCTATAAACGGCGTTGCCCCAACTAGCTTAGGAACAATAAACTCTGCTGTAGATTCTGTTAACTCAATGTTATGTAGAAACAATATCATAGGCTATTACAGTGTAGATTTTGGCGAACAAGCTGACGCTGTTTTAGACTCTATGAAGTCTTATAATGTTTTTGGAAGTAACTTCTCTACAAGTACTAGCCCCAACTTTCAAAGTTTAGTTTTAGAAGGTGAACCTGCTGGGGCTACTAGAGCTGGATACCAAACTATATATGTAGCTGGCATAGCTGAAGCCGGATTTAACTTTGGGACAGGCGTGTTAATAGCTGGAACTCACTCCGCTGACGACTTGACTGTAGTTGTAGACGGTAATGACGCAGACGAAGTGTTTGCCGTTGGTGATGTTATATACGCTGCGAACGCCACGAGTGGTGCTGACGCAACTGCGGACATGACTATAACTGCTGTAGCTGAAGAACTAATAACTGTTTCATCTGCTCCAGCTATAACTGATGACTTTGAAGTTGTACCTAAAAATCCAATTTCATTAAGATTTGGTTTCGAATACTAAAGATTAACAATTAACTTAAATTAAATTAAATCATGGCAAAAAGAAAAACTCCAAAAGGAGATAATATCGTTGACCTTAAACCTAAGGCAGATAAAATTACAGACGAACAACTCTCTAGGATGAGAGAGGTAGTCACTTCAATAAACAAAGCTCAAATGGATATAGGTGCAATAGAAACTCGAAAGCACGAGGCTCTTCATGCTATAATCCAAATGCAGCAAGTTATTCAAGAACTTCAAAAAGAATTTAAAAAACAATACGGTACAGACGATGTAAATATTGCTGACGGTACAATTAAATACAATGATGATAACAACGAAGCTGATAAGAAAAATAACGATAGGTAAAGACTACAAAATAGACGCTATGCATTACTCCGTAGGCCAAGAGGTCTATGGAGGGCATACTATCTGCGATATTCTAGAAGAAGACGAAAAGTATTCTATATACATTAGAAAAGGTAAAACAGTTTTACCTTGGAAAGACTTCAACAAGAACATGGCTATATCTATTGAATATAATCTAGAGTATTAATGAAAAGTCCTTATTGTTTTGTAGTGTCTCCAGCGGGAGAAAGATACAACAACTCTAAATCTTTAGGTGATAAAAAGCTAATACTAAACACTGAAGTGTATAACCATGAGTATGTTAACCGTAGAGCTACTATTATCTCTTGCCCTATTGTTGGGGATTACGATATATCACCTGGAGACGAAGTCATCGTCCACCACAACGTATTCAGAAGATGGCACAACGTGCACGGAGAAGAAAAAAACAGCAGAGCCTACTTCAAGGAAGGAAAATATATAGTTTCACCTGATCAAGTATTCTTATGTAAAGACAAGGCTATGCCTGGGTACTCGTTTGTCCAGCCTTTGACTAGTGAAGATAATTACGACGAAAGCAAAGAACACCAATCAAAAGGTGTGATAGTATATAGTGATGGTACTTATAAACCTGGAGAAGTAGTAGGATACACTCCTTTTTCTCAATACGAATTTATAGTAGAAGGTAAAAGGCTTTATAGGGTCATGAATAAATTTATTACAATTAAATATGAGCATAAAGGAAACGAAGAAACGTATAATCCTAGCTGGGCGTAAAGCTGTTGATGAGTTAATAAAAGTTGCTCAAGAGCAAATTATAACTAACACAGAGGACGATGTGTCTACTGATCGATTGAAGAACGCTGCTGCTACTAAAAAGTTAGCTATATTTGATGCATTCGAAATACTCAACCGCATACAAGAGGAAGAGAATATTCTGGAAGGAAAGACACAAGAAGAAAAAGAAAACAGAGCATTCAAAGGCTTCGCGGAAGGCAGATCGAAATGAGTTACAATCAAACACTATATAAAATTATTGAACCAGTTAAGAGAACTACTATAAGTCGACTTAACAAAAAACGTAAATGGGAATATGGATACAATAAAGAAAATGACATCATTGTTATATCAAAAACTGGTAAAATCGGTGAGATCATTGAAATACAAGGGTTGCAAGTTGCTTTGCCGTTGGAACCAGTGCAAGTGCACTCCAATGAATTAAACAAATGGAAAAGGCTTGAGTACCCTAAAGAGTTAGGTAAATTAAAAAGTATATTTGACTGGAGAAGTTACCCTGAAGAATCAAAAGAAAAGTGGTACGATTTTATTGATGATGAATTTAAAAATCGTGAACAAGGCTTTTGGTTTAGTAATAACGGTGTATCTACGTATATAACAGGTAGCCACTACATGTATCTTCAATGGAGCAAGATAGACGTTGGAGCTCCAGATTTTAGAGAGGCTAACAGACTATTCTTTATATTCTGGGAAGCTTGCAAAGCTGACAGCAGGTGTTATGGCATGTGCTACCTAAAGAATAGACGTAGTGGTTTTTCTTTCATGAGCTCAGCTGAGACTGTTAACTTAGCCACTATATCGAGTGATGCTAGATATGGAATACTATCAAAAAGTGGTGCTGATGCTAAAAAAATGTTTACCGATAAAGTTGTACCAATATCTGTCAACTATCCGTTTTTCTTTAAACCGATACAAGACGGTATGGACAGACCTAAAAGTGAACTTGCTTATAGGGTTCCTG